TTGCATCAGGAACAGACAGATTTTTAACGTAACCCTCAGTCTCGCTAATATAACCTACTCTTATATTTGAATTTGAAATTGGTGATAATGTCATTCTTCTAACTCATATTTTAATTTTTTCCATGCCTCAACCTCTGCTCTATCATTTGTGCTAACGGCTCCTCCACCTTCAATGTACGCCAGTTGTTTTGTAAGATTCAAGAGTTTCTTTTTATCCTGCTCAACCTGTGCATCGGTGGCAATTGTTTGTTGGAGATTTTGAGGAGCATTATTGCCAGCTTGAATAGTTTGATTTGGATCTACTTCGGCTCGGAATTGTAAAGTCCCCTCAATTGAATTTATTTCTTTTACTATTCTACTATGCTCATCTATTCTTGCTTTAGTATTAGCATCTAGAGCTATGGTTCCATTACTTCTTAGATTAACCGTGCCATTACCGGATTTTGCTACATTTTTTAATTCTTCTGCGGCCCAAGATGATGTTGCAAGTTCATCTATTCTTTTATCAAGATTATTACTCGTTTCTGGTTTATTGAATGTAGGAGTTTCAACTGGTTCTGTTTTTTCTTCAACGTTACCAGTTCTATTTCTAAACTCACTGATTGATTCAGGAGGTTGATTGTTTGCTGTGACATTGGAGGTATCATTAGATGTATCACTAAGAATCGGGAATCTCTCTTCACCATTAGACATTTCATACTGCCTTAACTCAAATTTTATTTTTTCATCTACGTTCACTCCCTCAACGTTTGTACCAATGGGTGCGTTTAATATTCGATTTTTCTGTCCCTCAGTAAGATTATCAAAAACTGATTTATTTGATGGACTTACTTTATCGTTTAAATTCTTTGATACATTTGCAGCATTTATTTCGTCTTTTTCAGATTCACCACCACCATCTAAAGTTGTTGCGTCATTCTCTGAACAAGATGGTTTTGGTATACATTCAGAGAAAGCACCGATTACAGAGACAAAAGACATCGCTAAAGCTACGTCAAAATTTGTTGGATCGAGAGCACCAAATCCAGATAATTTATTCAATGATCCACTCAAATTTGCCAAAGGCCCACCTAAAGCACCAAGTGGTAACAATGATCCGACACTTAAATTACTCAAACTATTTAATTTACCCAGTGCTCCACTTACTCCTTGTCCTAAGTCTGTTATTGATCCAAGAAGGCCTCTACCACCTGATGATCCATCAAGAGTGCTTGATCCAACTGAACCCACTGTAGTTTCTTGAGTTTGATTCATTGTTTCAAACATGGTGCCTAGAGTATCTGCCATAATTTCTGATACAAACTCCTCTGTTTCACAGGGATTACTTGGATAGTAATACCCATCCGGAGCAACTGGTGGAATTAAATTTGATCCATTCCCAACTAATTGATTTTCGCCACCACCTGATCTGTTTTTTCTTCTAGCGAGCATTCTACCAATACCTGCTTTTATCAAATTTCCTAATTGTCCTTTTGTCTTACCTAGCACACAAGCTAAAGTTTTTCTTCTCTGTAATTGTTCCTTACTTAATTTTTTTGCATCACCAGAGGGTGCCTCAGCTATCTTGTCAATTAACTTATTTGTCAAACTTTCTAAACTAAAATGCTCAACTTTATTCAACACTGTGTTCATGTGTTTACTAATATCACCAGTGTATTTGTTTACTATGTCATCAATTTCTGTTTCTAATTTAACGATTGGTATAGAAATCGCAGTCGGAAAATCATTAAGTGCTTTCTGAGCCTTTGCGATATCTTTTGACATATTCTTAATCGCAAGTTGTATGCCTTTCATCTCAGGTTTTTGACCCTTAACAGCACAATCAACAAAATGTTTTTTGGTAAGAATATCTTTTTGTTTATTGTCTCCAGATGTGACAAGATCAGTTGCATCTACACCTTGTCTTATTACATTTGATACCTCACCACTTTCACCTCCCTGACCATCAGTATTAGTAGTATCATTATCATCCTCCTCTTCGTTATTATTATCTTCTGATTTATAATTATCCTTGTTTCCTAAAATTGTACTATCACCTGCGATAACATCTTGATCGTCCCACGCACAACTTGCACCATAGTTAACAACCTCAGTTGTTTTAATTTTTGTTTTTTGGTTATGTCCTAAGATTCCCATGATGATAGGAACCTGCTCCTCATCACCATCTAGAAAAAATCCAAAGACAAAATTACCTTGAGCAATTGCAGGTGTTGTAAGTTGTCCTCTTTGACCGCCACCATCGGTGACACCATACATCACTTGAGCCCAAGGTAATTGTTCAGATGGTAAAACAGCCTCATCACGGTCATGAAGACCAATAATTCTTACCTTATATCGGTATCCCCAACCCGGAATACGTTTTGCTTTTTTTTCTAATTGCTTAGTCGAGTTGCCTTTCCAGTGTTTTGCAGGAGCAACTTGACCAACCCACCATCTGAATTGTCCTCCTAAAAAATTTGGATTAAAATGGCCGGTATCTTGCATTAGTCGTCATATACTAGACACTCTGGTTCGTCAGGGTGCATGTCACAAAATAATTCAAGACAGTTTGGATCGTGATGATCTCCTGCTTCGATTTCATCATGATGATGATCCACGTACTCTTCTAACTCATGTAACTCATCGAGTGTATGTCTTCTCATCGGTTCAGAAGTGTTTGGATCAGCGATAATTTCCTTATCTTTTTGAATGTGATCTTCTATTGATTTCATAATTTTTTCCTTGGTGAATATTTTTCTCAATCACGCTTAAGAGGTGTTCTACCATATGAATCTCTTGCAAGACTTAACTTGGTATAAGACTCTTTAACTGTAATGTAATGACATAGATCAGTTATAATATATAGTCCTCCAGTGAAACTATCAGGTTTATCAGACTTATCTGCTGTAATTTCAGGGGAGTCAACGTGAACTATATCACCAGCATGAAGTGAGAAGTCTGCTGCGATGGTAATCTCTGCCGTAGAAGAGAATACTTGATTATAGCGTCGATTAGCTTGATTCAGCAACATATCAATTTCAAAGTTTTGTTCTGCTGACTTTTCAACCTGAGTTTTTGTGTTACCAGTTGGAAGTGTTCCAGTATCTTTTAACATGTATGTTGTTCGAGTTGTATTATCATTAAATGAAAACTTTTTATTTAAATCCGGTAGTCCTTTTCCAAGTAATTTAACACCGTCATCAGTTTTAACACCAGTTACATCATCAGCGGTTTGTGTGACCACTCGATATTGATTGTTGAATGGATCGAATAATATCAATTTTGTTTGGTAGATTCCCATTTTCAATTTCTTTCCAACATCAAAACTGCTACCCTCAATATAGTCTATTATCTTTGCATCATACCCTTCAGGTATTCCCCTTGATGTCCCAGTGAAAATAAATTTTTTAACAGGTTTTTGAGAGAACAATCCATCTATTGATTTAAATGTAAAACCATTTGATGTTTCAAAAAAGAAAAAACCTGCGCTGCCACCTTTTTTGAAATTATTTGGAATACATTTTTTAGATAACCAATTTATAATATAAAATGGTTTACGATTATTACCAATAAAATTATATGTATTCATACTGGTTTCAATATCAAGTTTTTTCTGAGTCTGTAGTTTATTCTCTAATATTTTTTTAACACTATCAGAAATATTTCCGTCATATCTGTTTTTAATGGTTGATATGGATTGCTCATTACGAATGAACTCTTCAGATCTCATTGTAATGGTTGTCATCTTCTTATTAGATTCCTTTATAAGAGGAGTTACTTCAGTTACATATAACGCATTATTATTTTTTGAATTTAAATTTATTTTATTACCAAAATTATCTGTCATTTTAATATTTACTTCCTCAGTTCCAACAATATTTGGAGCTGTATTTCCACCGATAGCATCACCAAAAGTATAACTTACACCAATTGAATCTGCGAGTATGCTTTCAAGATATTGAAATACCCCTGTAGCATTTTCAAGTGGTACAACCTCTTCAGTTCTATTTGATTTTATTTCTAATTCAAAATCAACACCACTATCCCCTGTTAGCGGTTCAGATTTATTTTTATTAACATCAACGTTACTCATGCTGCACCTCTCTCATAAAAATAATCACTTATATTGAAACCACTTATCGTTTTTGAACCAATAAAAGTGTTTTGTGAATCTGATCCAACAGTAACAAATTTGGTGTTGTCTTTTATGATAGGTTGAATGATGACATCAGTTTGTTGACCTTCATAATACATTGACTCCATAAGAGCATCAAATTTATCACTATCAATATTACCAGATAGAATCGATCCACCGAATTGTTTTTTTGTAACTATTTTTTTACCCGCTTTATACACAGTAGTCCCAAATTCGATTTTTGGTTTGTTAAGGTTTACTTGTCGTTTGTTTATTACTCTATCTTTTCGTATGAATTGTTTCTGTTCAATATCAGCCATTACACTTCCAGTTTCTTCTGCAAAATTTCTTTGATTCCTTACTGCATCATCATACGCAGCTTGATTCTCAGGTGAAAATTCATCAACGACATTGAATCCATCTACATCCGGAACTGTTGGAATATTTTTGGGAAAGAAAAATTTAAACATCCTACGACCTATGGCATCACCAGCCATACCACCGAGAATACCACCAATAATAGTTCCGGGGCCAGGAAGCAATGATCCAACCAAGGCACCAAGTGCTGCTCCAATACCAGAGGTCGTTGTTAGAAATGCTGCCATCCCCAGAGGTTCTTTAAAAAGAAAAACTCTTAGTAAAAATTCAATAATTGATCCAATGAATGGTATGTTTCTTATGGTTTTTAATAATGGAAGAGCTGCATTTTTAAGTTGAAGTAAAGGTCTCACTCCCTTTCTACCAAGTGTTGACATCAGAACTCTTCTTCCCAAATTTACGGGAGCACTTCTTGAAAATCTACCCCCTAATTCTTTTACAGCCTGCCTACCAAACTTTCTTATCGCAGCGTCTTTTCCATTTTCTATGGCAAATTGTCGAACTGTCTGTCTTGATGCTAAATTCCTTAAAAAATTTTTGGTTGTCAATCTTTGAAATTCATATATCTTGAGTGCGAGCATACCCGCAATCAATCCCATGTTAATGTATTTGATCACGATGTTTTGTATATCATCAAAAGCTTTTACACCTTTTTCACCAAATAATCTGGCGACATTATTTCTTAATCCATTATATAAAAGATTTGCACCTCCAATTATTTTACTTGCAATAAAAAATAAACCTTTTACCAAAAACGTTATTGATTTAAAAATAGTACCCGTAGTAAATTTAACTATCTCTGGAAGGAACTTGACTAAATTTGCAAAAACAGGGGCGATAATAATTGCAACCATGAAGTTGAAAGCCTTCTGTAAAAAATTAGTTTCAGGTAGCAAAAATTGTTTGAACTTACCCGCCTTTACTGATTCTATTTTTGTCTCACGATCCTCTCTAGTTTCACGTTCTTTTTTTCTTCTTTCAATATCATCTTTTATTTTTGATAAAACTAGATTTTCCTTTAATAATTCACTTGTCGATACTAATTTTTTACGAACAATACCTAAATTTTCAACTGTCTCAGTTGTAACGACATTCCCTTGTCCTCTTCTCGGTAACAATTTGTTTGTATTGATCATACTGTGATACCCAGAGTGCTTACTTTATTTCCATCTCTTAATGCGTTTGGATTAAATTTTGCAACATCAAAAACTGTTCTCTGTTCAGATGGTTCATCATCACCATAACTTTGTGATATCGGTGGGAACATTTGTGGAAAGGCAGATTTTCTAATTGGTGCACCAATTTCAAAATTATTTGTCGTTTGGGATCCTATCTTAATATTATTCGGATCACCCATTGTGTAATTCATAACAGGCCCACCATTATAAAAATTTACGCCCATAGGTCTATTCGTGCCACCGCCAGCAGAGTTCATCGCTGAGAGAGTTCCGACTCCATATCTTTGAACTGCTCCTTTACTCATAACAAATTCTCCAGCAGTTAATCTTGCTGGAACTTGATCAATACCACCGGGGCCTCTAACATATCCACCAGTATTAAAAAACTTCTCTGCCACTGGTGTGAATCCTTCATTAGCATCTGTAAAAGTTGGTGTAGTCGTGCTTAATCTATCAAAACCACTTTCAGTTTCAACACCAGTTTCAGTTTCAGTTTCACCCTTTGCTGCATCAGGTCTATTATCGACGGGGAGACCTTGATCATCTACTTCTGGATTATTTAAAGCTCGATTTAATAAAAATCCTCCTCCAATGACAGCAGCACTTGCAAGACCAAAAACAATTGGGTTTCTTCTCGCTAATGATAATAAAAGTCTGGAAAGTGCTGGAAGTTTACTTATCACAGTTATTGTTATCCTCGTTATGAGTCTACCAATTGAGTTACCAAACAACAAAAATCCAGCGATCAGAGCAGGATAAAAATTCTTGAAGAATCCAAGAAGTCCTTGTATAAAATTTTTATTTTTTGGGTCTATAAGAAACTGGAAAAATCTTCCGGCGATCACGTTGAAAAGAAATTGAGCAACTCTTTCAAAGACACTCATTATAGGTTTCATTACCTTACCGAAAACTTTTCTTATGCCTCTCATCGGCCCTTCTAATTTTTCTTCCCTTCTCCTCCTTCTCTCTCTTTCCTCTATTCTTAAACTTCTCGCATATATCTCTTGATTTATTTTTTCCTGATCCTTTAATGTTTCAGTTATCGTAGTTGTTACTTTAACTAGATCTTTTACGATTGCTTCTATGTTAGCAGTTGATGCTGTTTGAGATAATTTAGAAATATTCTCTCCAGTTCTAATTCTTCTCGCACTTATTATCCTTCTTAAAATTGTAATTTTTTTTGAATTATTTTCTACCTGTGTTTGTAAATCATCCTTTCCTAAAAATTTTGACGCAGAAACTCTCCTTGTGGTTCCTCTGATTGGCATGGAACCGGCCATTTTATTAAGAAAATTTTCAAATACTGGAGAATTTTCATCCATTGCTTGCTTGACGCTGTTGTTCCTTTAGTCTTTCTTCTTCGAGATGTGCCTGTAGTAATCCTACATAGATGTCTCGTTCCCAAGGCATCATATTTTCAATCTCTGTCAAACTATATTTATGATACTGCATTAAGGCAAAATTCAATCTAAAGTAATTCTCTAGATTCATATGTACCAGAGCTAAGCGAAAAAAGACGCTAAACCCTCAAGCACAACATCACTCGTTACCTTCGTATTTGGATTAGTAACACTCACCGTATGAGATAATTTAGGCATGGTCTCAAAGAATTGTTCAACTTCTTTAAATTGATTTGAATTCATCGACTCAAGAAAGTCATTGATCTCTTTCTTTGTGCAATCTGATGCTGCCCAGACATCATCCTTTGTATAGATTTTATCAATACATGATCCAACTAAATCAAATGATTGATCCATAGCATTTGCACCTGACACATTTGGATCAAAATTATTTTTGATAAATTCATTTAATGAAGGATACTTTAACTCCATCATCAAATTATCATCTAATTTAACTTTGTTAGTGTGTTTGTCACTTTTAATTACTTGAATATCATCAAGGTTAATACTTACATCAACTTCAGTTTTATTGTCATCGGGGCAAGTAATTTTTACATCAACTTCTTCACCGACAGACTTTCCACGAATGTTTAAAAACAAATATTCAATATCAAAAGTTGGTAGATCTTCAACCTTTATTCCTTTGGTAAGAATACATGATCGAATAACTGCCTTTGTTGCATTTGTTATTTGTTTTGTATCGTTGCTTTCAAGTGCTATGACTAATAACTTCTCTTCTTTTACAAGGAAGGGTCTATATTTAATAGTCTTTCCTGATGATGGCAATTCAAGTTCATAACTTGGGGTTGCAATTTTTGGTAATGGCATAATAATAATTCAGTAAGTTTATTTAGTAACTTATTTTAGGTAAATAAATTAAAAAGTGATTGAACATTAGCAGCTGCTTGTGCAATCGGATTAAGAACATCAGATATTGTTCCCGACCTTCCTCTATCAATAAAGTATCTTGTGTAAGCCATGGATACAGTGCATTTCAATAATGATGATTGATTATACGATACTGGCATTGAACTCACAGAGAGTGGGAAAACATTCACAAATTGATATGTGAGAGGATCTCCGTGACTTCTTGAGTCAATATTTTTTTCAAATTTAGTGATCTCAAGAGACCCTCTGTAATTTATCGGAAACTTCATCCGATATGAGAAATTTGGATTTTTTACATTAGAAAGAACATTTTCACTTGTTTCACCAGTAATGTAATTCATCCATCCTTCAAAAAATTTAATAGGATGATATTGATTTGCATCAACGTAGAAAGACAACTGGATTGAATCATCATATAATCTTCTATAAACATGTCTCTCCCTAACACCATGAAAGTCATTAAGAAGTTCTGTAGTTGCAAGTCTTGAACCGGGAAGAGATGCATCAGAGCATAATATGTTAAGTTGGTCTTGATCGTAATTTAAACCAGTCTCTCTTAAAAATCGATTGAAAGATCCATCAGAACGAGATGGAGTTCCAATATTGACTTGAAAGTGAGACGTAGTTGCAGGGTTAAGTAATTTTGATTTTATCTCTGCAAGCGATCTTCTTTGTGGTTGGATGGTAGCCATATATAAATATAGTTTGACCTTGTATATTATGTAGGCAAGTTATGGGAGAGAGTATCAAAAGCAAGTATACTCCTGTGTATCCACACAAGTATAAAGGCAACTCAAAGATGATTATATGCCGTAGTAGTTGGGAGAGAAAGTTTTGTCAATGGTGTGATATGAATAATAGTATTATATCATGGGCATCAGAGGAGTTCAGTATTCCTTATCTCTCTCCAAAAGATAATCGTGTTCACAAATACTATCCAGACTACTTAATTAAAGTGAAAGAGAAGAATGATATGATCAAAACTTATGTGGTTGAAGTTAAACCATATAAACAAACAAGACCTCCCAAACCTAGAAGTCGTAAAACAAAATCATACTTAACTGAGTGTGTTACCTATGCAGTCAATCAGGCAAAATGGAAAGCTGCAAAAGAGTTTTGTGAGGATCATCGCATTGAATTTAAAGTTGTCACAGAAAAAGAACTCGGAATCAGATGAGTAGACTCGAAGGTAATAACATAAACAATCCAACGAATGATCAAGAGGATATGATGTTAGAAATCATGTCTCTTTTAAATGATACTGTCACCCCAGTTCCTGATGTTGGAAACTTTTATACTTTCGTGTACAATCCAAAAACACCAAACATCACTTATGATCAACATCCACTTATAGCTTGCACTGACATATTTGGTTGGGGTTTCCGTGGTCTAAATTTTCATTGGAGAAAGTATCGTAACTACACATGGAATGAATTGGCAGGACAATTGTACGTAGTGCAACCTGATGAACTTGATGATCTCCTTGCGATTCCTTATGCGAAGTTCCTAAATAACTAAAAAAGGTCGATAATGTCAGTTTTAACAGTTGAAGATTTTCAAGGGAATATAAAAGAATCTACCTCAAAGTCATTTAAAGTAGGTAATAATTATTTTGCAGCGGAAGCAATAAAAGTTGGAACTAGGTCAGATGGATCAAATAAATATAATTATAATTTAATAAGATATGACGGGCCGGATTTAACAGGAGAAACAAAAATTGGATTTTTAAATCCAAATACCAATAAATTAGATTTTTTTCCAACCGTTCAAAATATAGTTAACACGCATAATTTAAAACCGATAAAGGGATTGATCGATAAAAATTTCAAAAATTCGATTAAAACCTTAGATGTAACAGATAAAGATCAAAATGAAAATGAAGCAACATCCGTTGAATCTGAATCAACTACTGTAGCTGATGTTAAAAAACCTGCCGTAGCAAAAGCGAGACAAAGTTATGAGACGGATCTTTGTTATCCTGTGACATTAAGAAGAGGATCTCAAGATAGATTACAGATAGATGTGAGACAGTTACAAAATAGAAGGTTAAGAGATGCCCAATCATTAACAATAGCTGATAGAAATTTAGGTAAATCAATCGGCAGAGTTTTTCTACCAATTCCTGCAGGAATTCAAGATTTTAATGGTGTTAGTTTTCAAAGTGGATCTCTCAACCCAATTGAATTAGCTGCTGCTCAAACTGCTTTGACAGGAGTAACAAGCGGGTTAGAAGCATTAACCGATGAGGTGAGTTCGTTGGTGCGAGGTGCACTAGGCACTAGAGGTAGAAATGCAGATTTAAGAAAAGCAATTGCAACATACTTTGTTGGACAAGCAACAGGTATTGGTGCGAGAGGTATATTTACAAGAACGGAAAATGCAGTCGTGAATCCAAACTTAGAGTTACTATTCACTGGGCCAACTCTTAGACCATTTAACTTTACATTTAAAATGAGTCCTAGAGATAAAGGTGAATCAATAGTTGTTAAAAAAATAATCCGATTATTCAAACAATCAAGTGCTGTTCAAACAACACCATCTGGGTTATTTTTAAAATCTCCTGATGCATATACGATTAAATATTTAACTAAGGGATCAAGATCAATAGGATCAGCAACAACTCCAGAGGGTCTTGATTCTTTTGATGACACTCATGATTTTTTACCAAAAATAAAAAATTGTGCTCTCTTAAACTGTTCTGTAAATTATACTCCTGACGGATCTTACATGACATATGAAAACACTTCACCAGTTTCTTACACAATGACACTCAGATTTCAAGAGTTAGAACCAATATTTAATGATGACTATACAAATCTTGATGGTGACTCAGACGATTCAGTAGGATTCTAAAATGACTAATTCTTTTTTCAGTAACGTACCAGATTTTAATTACGTCAATCGTTCAGATGACGGAATAAGTGATGGTGACTATACAAAAGTAAAAAACTTTTTTAAAAAAGCAAAACTCAGAGAGGATATCATTGGAAACGTCGCTTTTTTTGAAAAATTTACTGTGCAAGGAGATGATCGACCAGACAATGTAGCAAATGAAATTTATGGTAATCCATTCTTAGATTGGGTTGTACTACTTGCAAATAATATAGTTAACATACAAAGTGAGTGGCCAATGTCACAAACTGATTTTAATACTTATGTGACAGAAAAATATGAAAACGAAGATACGTTATACAATGGCATACATCATTATGAAGCTAATGAAGTAAAGACAACAAACGATGTTATCATCATTCCATCAGGAACAAGAGTGAGCGTTGGACAAAGTGTTAGTTATTTTGATAATGGGTCTCAAGAACAAGTGACGGTAACAAATATTGCTTTACCAATAACAAATTTTATGCACGAACAAAAGATAAATGATGATAAACGAAATATTTTTTTACTAAAACCAAGATTTTTAAATTTAGTATTTGATGATATGGAAGATATAATGACATATAAAAAAGGTTCCACCCAGTTTGTGGATGAAACCTTAGTACAAGGAGATAATATTCGATTATACGATTAACTATCTGCTAATTTTTGAAAGTAGGATAGTGCATCATCTTCATCAGAATCAACAGTAGTAGTTGCTGCAGGAGTAGATACTGCTTGTGTAACTACTTTTTCTGCAACATCAAGACCTTCACTTTCACTCTCTAACTCCTCATCAGGAATGTAACGATTGACTGGCTTTTTGCCAAGGACATACTTCAAACGCTTCTCAAGATCATCGTATGACTTGAACTGGTCTGGAGCAGTGATCGCAGTAAGTGAATACTGTCTCTTCCATAATGCTTCAAGAGCATCATCATCTTCTAGAACTGGCCCTATCTTGTCAAATTCTGACTTGTCATAGTTCCAATATCCATCTTTCTTCACAATCTTCAACTTGAAGTTAGCACCTTGCCA